GTCTTTAATTCCCAACGCAGTTATGAACACTTTGCGTGATTATAGTTCGTAATTCATAAAGATCGAATGGGAAAGTTTGTTTTGTGCGGAGAAGGTCTCCGCTACCCCGAGTTGTTATTTTGCGTCCTCCCTGGCCTGGACGGTGCTCCACTTAAGGAGTCACATTTGGGTTCACAACCTTTCTCTTTGTCGGTTTGAACACAATAATTTCAGCTCCCATTTTCTTTTGGAATCTCTGGAGACGACTCTCCATCACTCCACTAGTTTCACAGAACTCTGGAAACAATGTTTGGACTGCGTGTTGATAATCTGGGGCATACATATCCCATGTTTCATCATCATGCAAGCTTAACTCATCAAAGAACTCGTTAATATTTGAGTAAGTGATTGAAAGAGCGTCATGCTTTTTAGTCCACAATGGAATCTCAACCACAGAATTAATATCCAATGGTCCAACATATCTTGACAACAATTTGTCGAATCTAAAGGTTCTTTTTAAGAACTGGGCTTCAGAAAATTTCTTCCATGGGACAACCTTGTCCTCTTTAGTGGCTGAAGTATATACATAGCCGATGTTGGCCATTTGTTCTTGCACGACTAGTCCATTGAATCTATCTTTAAACTCATCTATGACTGCCATCAACACATCATCACCTGTGAAATAAATGGTGACAACCTTATGAAAGGTTACTGTCGTTGGTATAACAGAATAAAATGCATATCTGTGAATCAGAGCATTATTCATGCAATTGAAGATGAGAGTGAAAGGATTTCCCGAAGGAATGGCTCCAAACCACTCATACACAACGTTGTTAAATAGATGTCGCGAATTAACGATTTCCAACCATAACACTTTACGTATCTGGTCGTTACCATCATCGTACCACTCATTTATAATCTCAAGGATGTGCCAAGCAAATACTGTAAGAGTACTAGCATCATAATGGGAAAAATCACCATCACATACTAAAGGATCTCTAGCAGTGCTAGTCCTTTTTAGATTGTAGGCAATATTATCCCACTGTGTTGAGAAGGGATTTATAGCGGTAACCATACTGTTGGTAATAGAATTTTGGTGTATCCATTGCATAAAAGCTCCAAAGTACATCCTAAATGTGGTTAAATATACAAACATAGCTCCTGAAAATAAGCGTGAGGAACCCATAGCCACTTTCTCTTTCTTACGTCTCTCGACCTTCAAGTTATCAGTGTAAATGAGCAATTGTCTCACGTTATTTGAGCAATCTAAAATTAATTGATCGCACAATTTCTTCATTGGAATGAACCCCTCGTTCGTTTCGTCACGAGGGGAATCTAAAGCAAAGAGTGTCTTCTTTATGTTATTCTTATCGAACTTCATAGGATACCCAGCACTAGTTGAAGATTTAATGGCATCGCTAAAAGCTTTGTCGCAATCTCCCCAGAGAGCCTCCTTCAGTGTCAAAATATATTTCGGTCCAGGTGGGCACGAAAAGAGAAAACTTTTAAATTCCTCTTTACAGAACCTAGCTAAACC